GCTTTCGAGCATATCGAGAGGCTTGAGCACATTTGTAAGATTACCTTAGCTGCCAACTTGAAGGAGTAAGAAATGCGAGCAGTGAATGAGATGATATTTTGGGGCTCATTCGGGCTTCTCATGGAGGTTCTGTTTACAGCTAGCCGACAATATATCTTCTCTAATAAACGCAATCTGGTTGGTCACACATCTTTATTAATGTTCCCCATTTATGCCCTAGGGTTGACGTATGGTTTTGATATAGTTCAATGGGCGCTGCCTAATAATTATGTACGCTACCTGACTTATCCGTTGTGCATTTGGCTTGTAGAACTTGTAGTGGGAAATATTGCGCTTTCACGCCGCGTTCGAATTTGGGATTACCGATACCTGCCCGATAATCTACATTATAGAGGAATTATTAGCTACGTACACTACCCGGTTTGGGCAGTCTTAGGGATCCTGGTAGAGATGATTAAATGAGGATAGGGCGTGAAGAGATTGTAGTAGGCAGTTCATTGGCGGCGGTTTTGTATGCATTCATAAATGAGCTACCTTTGTTTTATAGCGCTCCTTACCGACCTTTCCGGTTCGATTACTTCTCGCCGGATATCGATTTATCGAGCGTTAAACTCACCCCTGTTCGTCGGGAATTGAAAAGCTTTGGCTCCGACAAGATCGTAGGGGTAGCCAAGAGTGAACTCTGGGAACGTCTTCTTTTTCTAATGTCCCTGTCCGGGCAAGTGCCCCTAACTAATATTTGTTCTTCGATACGATTATCGGACGATCGTTTTATATTCTCAGACGAGTACGCTAAATTGTTGGAAGTAGAATTTGATAAGTGTCACTATTTTGGAGATCGCGGTTGTCTCGATTTTTTAACTGAAGAAGCGGTTGACGAACCTTCCTATACGTGTTATGATTGGATAGCTTTTAATCGCGGCGGCAAGCACGAAATCGACTATATCTTAACTGACGATAAGTTTGTTGAGGAGGTGTGGTTTTACTCTTCAGATAGAATTGATGGGGAAACACTAGTGAAAGATGCGTGCGTGGTATCCAGATTGCAGCATTCTCAGATAGAAGATTTTGACTATTCAGAGACCACGGCGCGATTTAAACTAGTCCACGAGATGGAAGCAAGGGGGATGAAGGGGCTTTTTAATGGATACGGAAAAAATGGAAACCCAAAATATTATAAATTTAGAACATCATATATCTCCCGACGACTGGAGCCGGCGCATCGAACGTATCGAAGCTCGTCACCCAAGATTAGGATTGCGACAGAGAGCGAAGGAACGCTTATCGAAAGCCTATCGGAAAATAAGGCGAATCACCAACGCACTATAGGATATCTTTAATGCATTTAGCAGGAATTGTTCCAGTTGCTCAGTTAGAAACTGATTATAGCTCAATTACGCCTGACGTATTGACGCTGTTAGCGCCCGACTATACAGCTATTCAAAACGCTGTTATGTCTTGCGCTATGGCCGGTTGCAAGACAATATGGATCGTCGCAAATAACGATGTGGCCCCTCTTGTCAAAAAGGCAGTCGGAGAATGGGTGCATGATCCCGTATATTATAAACGAGATTTTACTAAGTTTTATTCGAATGTACGCAAAGAAGTACCTATTTATTACACTCCGGTGCATCCCAAGGACCTAGACAGACGAAATTCGTATGGCTGGTCTGTGTTGCACGGGATTTATTCATCTTGGTTTGTGTCTTACAAAATCTCTCGATGGATAATTCCAGAAAAGTATTTTATTGCCTTCCCGATGTCGGTTTATGATTATCGTATCCTACGAGAACTCAGACCCCAGATACAGGATGCTAATAACAACTTTTCATTGACCTATAAAAATCAGACTGTGATGGACAATCTCCCGATCAGTTTTACCATGAAAGGAGAAGATTACTTACAATGTCGTCGGAACGTAAACAAGATAACAACAAGGGAATATTTACCCCCTTCACCCGGCCAATTACCGAGCGTGAAGCGCCCTCTCAGCGAGAGGTGGTCAGCGAGATACTTCGATCTATCAACAGTATTCGCGAAGTGGAATCTGAATCAGAAGATACAGACACATGAGCTAGACTGGTTTTATGATATTCGAGAATGGGAGCAGTACCGCGCCTATATGGCATCAGACCACGTAGCGGTGCCTCCCTATCGTGAAATTTATAAACCACGATTCTACAATCTTGAGCCTTTAAAAGAAACTGATATTTAGTACTTGCCATTTGCTAGCACCTGTGCTATAGTACATAAACAATCAAAAACCTTGGAGGGTTTTAATGGCGAGAACCACGTCGCAGCTTAAATTTGTCGGACTCCACGCACACACCGTCGCGGGTAGCATTTTTGATGCCATTGGCTACCCAAAAGACCATATGTCATTTTGTTACCAGAACGGTGGGGAGGCTCTAGCAGTCACCGATCACGGGAACATGAATGCTTTGGCAGGACAAGTGCTTCATGCCAAGAAGATGAGGGCTGAAGGAAAGGAGTTCAAGCCGATCTTTGGCTGCGAAGCTTATTTCTTGCCATCGCTGGACGAGTGGCGCAGTGAATATGCCGCGGCCATGGGAGACAAGAAGCGGGCCCGCTCTATTAAGAAGGAGGGCCAGTCCGGCGCCACAGTGGAAGACGAGGGTTCTTCCAAGAAGACACAGGATATTCTTCGGCGCCGCCGACACCTCGTTCTTCTGGCGCAGAATCAGAAAGGGCTAAACAACTTGTTTAAGCTGGTGTCTGAGTCTTACCAGCCCGAGAACTTCTATCGCTATCCTCGTATTGACTACGCACTCCTGAAGAAGTATAACGAAGGAGTCATCGCCTCCAGCGCGTGCCTTGGTGGCGTATATGCTGGGAACTATTGGGAGAATTGTGAGGCCGGCGATGAAGCGGTCCTTAACGCTATGCGGGAGACCACCCGCCAAATGGTTGATATCTTCGGAGATCGCTGGTATGCTGAACTACAATGGAACAATGTTCCAGAGCAGCACGCCTTGAATCAGTATATCATCCAGATCGCCAAGGAATTCGGGCTGAAGTTGATTACGACGGCTGATTCTCACTATCCGTCCCCAGAGGCGTGGAAGGACCGAGAGCTATATATGCGCCTTGGCTGGCTCGGCAAGGGAGGTCTCCCTCCATATATGTCCTCAGAGCTACCGATCAACGTTGACGAAGTTGGCTATGAGCTATATCCCAAGAATGGCGATCAGATGTGGGAGAGCTATAAGAAGTACGCCGCCGACGCGAATGTAGAATATGACGATGAGATCGTGCGAGAGTCCATCGAGGAGACCCACAGAATCGCTTTCGATCAAATTGAAGACTTTCTGCCGGACAACACTGTCCGCCTGCCAGACTTTGTCGTTCCTGCCGGCCATACAGCCACACAAGCGCTCGTAAACTATGCCCTGGAGGGTCTACGCTCCAAGGGGCTAAACGAGAACCAGGAGTATCTGGACCGCCTTAAGCACGAATTGAATGTTATCGATGATCGTGGCTTCTCAAAGTACTTCCTCACAATGAAGGCGATTGCCGACACTGCGCACGAGATGATGCTGACCGGCCCAGGCCGCGGCTCAGCCGCCGGCTCTCTGGTGGCATATGCGCTGGGAATTACGCAGGTGGATCCGATCAAGTACGGACTGCTGTTCTCCCGCTTCTTGCGCTCCGATGCTACCGATTACCCAGACATCGACTATGATATCTCCGACAGCATGCTTCTAAAAGAGAAGCTTGTTGAGATGTGGGGAGAGGATTGTGTTGCGCCGATTTCTAACTGGAACACACTACAGCTACGTAGTCTTATTAAGGATATCTCCAAGTTCTATGAGATCCCTTTCACAGAGGCGAACACGGTTACTTCCGTGATGATCCGCGAAGCCACGCCGTCTGCAAAGAAGAAGCATGGCATCAAGGCCGGCGTCTATGTTCCCACATGGGAGGAGGTAATGGAATTTTCCTCATCGCTCCAGGCATACCTGAACAAGTATCCCGTGGTTAAGGCTCACGTCGAGGGCCTTGTAGGGCAGGTGCGCTCGTGCTCTCGTCATGCCGGCGGTGTTGTGATTGCAGAGAACCTCGATGAAAACATGCCCTTGATTAACTCAGGCGGAGTTCGACAAGCTCCATGGGCAGAAGGGCAGAACGTCCGACATCTTGAGCCGATGGGGTTCATCAAGTTTGATTTGCTTGGTTTGTCAACTCTTAAGATGATGGAGGGTGCGATTGAACACATTCTGCGCCGCCACCATGGGATCGAAGCGCCTACATTTACGCAGATCCGCGAGTATTATGAGGAAAACCTGCACCCTGATGTTATTGATCTAGAAGAACAGGCTGTGTATGAGGACGTCTTCCATACTGGAAAGTGGGCGGGGGTCTTCCAGTTTACAGAGGAAGGTGCGCAAAAGTTCTGCACCCGAGTGAAGCCGCGAAACATCATTGATATTTCCGCCATCACTTCTATCTATCGTCCCGGCCCGCTATCTGCGGATGTCCACGAAGAGTATGTCGAGGCGAAGGAGAGCCCGCACTACATTCAGTACCTATCGGATGAAGTGCAAGAGGTCACGGGCGAGACTTTCGGATTCCTGATCTTCCAGGAGCAGATTGCTCTTCTCGGCCACAAGCTTGGTGGACTTACTCTTGACGAGGGCAACATGCTCCGAAAGGTCTTGACGAAGAAGGGGACTGGCAAGAATAGTGTAAAGGGCAGGCTGCACGATAAGTTTATTGCAGGGTGTCTTGATAAGGGCATCAGTAGAGATGCTGCACAGAATCTATGGGACAAGTTCGAATACTTCTCTGGATACGGCTTTAACAAGTCACACGCTGTCAGCTATTCTCTTATCTCCTATCAGTGTGCTTGGCTTTGGCACAAGTATCCAGCGGAATGGATGGCTGCTTTTCTCGATAAGGAGCCCGAGAGCCGAAAGGAAAAGGCGATCAACATTGCTAGGCGATTTGGGTTTAAGATCGCCCCTCTGGACATTAACAAGTCCGGTACAGTATGGGAGATCAGCGATGATGATAGTACGTTAATCCAGCCGCTGACTTCCATCAAGGGCTTTGGAGACTCTGCTATCGAACAAGTTCTCAATAATCGACCCTTTAATACTGCTGAAGAGCTTCTATTTCACGAAGAAATCATTTACAGCAAGCTAAATAAGAAGTGTCTCGACGCCTTGTGTCGAGGAGGGGCATTGGATGCCTTGAAGGACGAGCGGTTCAGTGGAATGAAACACTTCTGGTCAGCATGCGTTGTTGATCGTCCAAAGAACCCCAAGCGGCTTGCGGAGAATATCGAGACATATCGACCAGAAGGCGACTTTAGCCCCTCTGACATCATTCAGTTTAAGGCCGATCTGACTGGGGTATTCCCCATTAATCTAGTTATTAGCCCGGAAACGGTCGGTCGGCTCAAGGAAAAGTTTGTGCCTCCTATTTCGGAGTTCGATCAGGCACTTGAGCTATGCTGGTTTATTCCTCGAAAGATTATTGAGCGCAAGACAAAGAATGGAAAGCTATATTGGATTGTGGAGACCATCGACTCCAATAACGAACTCACTCGTATCCGATGTTGGGGGATTAAGCCCCACAAAGACAAGATCTTTATTAACCGACCTTATATGGCACGCCTTCGGTATGACGAAAATTGGGGGTTTTCCACATATGCGATTGGTAAAACATTTAGACTGTTAGGATAACCACAGCACTATGTAACTTACAGGAGATCAGAATCATGAATGTCATTAAATACTTTAGTCCGCTATTAAAAGAGAAAGAACTTGTAGATGATTTACCAATCGTAATCCGCGTGAGGAAATTTGATGAAGTAGCCGCAAAAGAGTTCTCCAACTCGATAAACAAGGCCCAGAATTCAGGGCAACCCATTGTTCCAGTGGTTATCGATAGTTATGGTGGGCAGGTGTATAGTTTAATGTCTATGATATCTGATATTAGGCATTCTAAAATTCCGGTCGCCACCATTGTCCAAGGAAAAGCGATGTCCTGTGGGGCCATTTTGTTTAGCTTTGGCGCGGAAGGTCATCGCTATATGGACCCTGACGCCACTGTTATGATCCATGATGTTAGTTCTATGAGTTGGGGCAAAGTAGAAGAGATCCAGGCATCTGCTGAAGAGACTTCTCGTTTGAATAAAAAGATCTATACTATGATGGCTGAAAACTGTGGCCACCATAAGGATCATTTCTTAGATATTGTTCACGATAAAGGTCACGCCGATTGGTTTCTAGAAGTCGATGAGTGCAGAAAGCACAACCTCGCCAACCATACTCATGTGCCTGAAATGAAAATTAGTGCTAGCGTCAAGTTCGACTTCAAGTAGAACTATTTAGTGTATGTCTATCACAACCCGGCTTCGCTGGAAGAGAGTGGTTAATGAGCTTCGCTTCCTACATGAGGAGTCGGGGCTGTTAAAAGAGATCACGACAAAAACCAACACAGCCTTCCAAGAATATTACGAGAGGTTTTGTGCTGAACGCAGCATTGACATTCGCGCTCTTAACGACAAACACCGAGAGCGCATTGATGAGGCATACGGCATTAAGAAAGATACGCCGACTGAGGAAGGCGAGGATCCTGCCGCCCGCCCGCCCCCTGGCGCCGGCGAACTGATGGTTGGTTCCCTCTCTGAACCGTCCTCAGAAGATCCGCCAGAAATAGAAGACATAGATATACATGATTCATTTGCTAAATTGTTTAAGATGATCGCTACAAAGATTCACCCCGACAAAGCGCAAGATGAAGAAACTCGCCAAGACTATGAGTCCAAGTTTAAAGAAGCTAAAGAAGCCCTAGACTTCCAGAAGTATTTTAAATTGATAGAATTGGCAGAAGAGCTTGACATTGAGTTGCCAAAGAACTATAATGAACAAATAAGATGGATGAAGAAAGAGAACAAACGAATGTCAAAGATTATCGGAAAGCAGCGAACAACATACAACTATCTCTTCGCAGAGGCTGAAAACGACACAGCCCGCGATGAGCTAATCAAAGGGTTTCTTAAGCAGTTATTTGGACTGACTGTCGAATAAAGACTTGACAATCGTCCGAGCCCTTGCTATAATAAAGAACAATTAACACAACCACAGGAGATATTGTGGCTAAGTCAGAAGAAGAAAGGCAGCGTTACGTCAAGGAGTACATTCGCTCTTTGGTTGCAATCGAAGAGGCCATGGAGCCTTACAAGGAGCAGAAGCGCGAACTGCGAGTCGAGTTTAAGGAGAACGGCTGGCTAAACACAGATGAGATTCGTTCAGCCGTAAAGGCTTATCGACTTTACAAGGGTAAGTTCAACCTTGAGGAGGTTATTGACAACTATAACCTATTGACCGGACAGCAGGAGTCTTCATGATCTTAGAGTATAAGAAGGTGCATGCGAGTGCGCGTACACCAGAGCGAGCAAACCCCTCCGATGCGGGCCTAGATGTTTTCTACAGCCCATCGGCTGAGGTGAAGCCAGGACAATATGTGGCTCCGGGTGAATCTGTCATCCTTGGAACCGGTCTGAAGTTCGGCGTCCCTCATGGGTACATGCTGGAGGTAAAGAACCGTTCCGGCAATGCTGCCAAGAGAAGCCTTCTGGTGGGCGCCTGCGTTGTTGATTCTGGATACGATGGAGAGGTGTTCATCAACCTCCACAATGTTGGTCGAGAGCCACAGTTCATCATGCCGGGCTCAAAGATCGCTCAGGTAGTGCTAACGCCAGTTGTTCATTTTAGGGCTACTGAGCGTACACAGGGTAGTTTATATGATTACCCAATGACTATTAGCAACAGGGGCGATGGAGCCCTGGGGAGTACCGATGAATAACACCGTACAGAAACTAATGTTCAGTTCTAAGACTGGCACTTGGTCAACACCGCAAGAGTTTTTTGAGAAGTTAGATTGGCGATTTGGCCCATTCACCTTGGATCCTTGTGCTGATGAGTCGAGTGCCAAGTGCGATACCTTTTACACAGAAGAGGACGACGGATTAGCACAGGACTGGTCAGGTCACACAGTGTTCGTTAATCCTCCCTATGGACGAGGTATTGATAAGTGGATTGAGAAGAGCTACAATACTGCCCGCGCGAGCAACACCAGGGTTGTTATGCTAATCCCGGCACGCACAGACACGCGCTATTGGCACGATTACGTGATGAAGGCCGCAGAAGTTCACTTCGTCAAGGGTCGACTAAAGTTCGGTGATTCCACCAACTCCGCGCCGTTCCCATCGGCCGTTATTGTATTCGATGGCAGCTATGCAGGTCCGCAAATCTTCGGCGCAATGAACCGATGAACCGTAAGCAACGCCGAGCAGCAGAATCAAGACGCCGCCATGGAGACCAAGAGCAAGCCATGGCAGACAAGATTACATTATTTGGACATCTTCCAGATAGCTGCTCTGCCTGCCAAAAAGAATTTGACAAGAAGAATCGAGATATGGTATTCTCATGGAAAGTAGTGGTCCGGGAAGAGAAGAAATCAGTAACTTTATTTTGTCCTGATTGCATTAAAAAAACACAGGAGGTTTTAGATGAGAAGGATTAACCGTGGTCGCGTCCATCGCGACGAACTCCGAGCGGACGCTGAGCGTCGGCAGGAAGAGCGTGCTACGCGCTCACCCCGCGAGCAGCTAGTTCTGCTCGACCAGCGGCTTGGGGAAGGCCTGGGGGCTGTCAAGGAGCGTCAGAAGCTCCAGTCCCTGGTTGATAACCCGCCGCCGCCGGCAAAGAAGAAGGAGGAGAAGTCAAGTGGCGGTTGACAGAATATCCGAACGCGCCCTGCGAAAGCTCCTTAAGGAGCGCATCGAGGATGATGCACTGTGCGTGGTGAAGTTTTACTCAAATACATGTGACTACTGCTCCGCCCTGCACGGCTCCTACGTGGATATTTCCGATGAATACGACGACGGAGGTGGTGTCCATTTCTTCGCTTTCAATATTGCAGACACTGAAAATCTGGACGAGATCATTAAGCTTAATGGAGTCCCGACGATCCTATCTGTAAAAACGGGGCTACTAAAGCCTCGGATCCGTGTATTAGAGGATCCCTCCACACCCCACAAACAGATGTGGTATCACACCACAGATATCAGAAACTTTATAGAAGGACAGAAATAATGGATAGCCAAAAGTTCGTAGATGCTGCTCTTATGAGACTGCGCAGCGAGATAATGGAGCACAAGGCGATTGTGGACTTATTTTTTGAGAACCCAATCGAATCTTTGAACAGCAACACTTATCTCACTACGGTGATTGAACACATGAAGGCCATTGTGGTTTGCGAAAATGCATATCGCCTTATACACCAGGGATATAAACCGCAGCCCGCGCCCGCCGTGGAAGCCCCGCCGGATGGGCCCCCCAAGAAGTTGGACCCCGAGCAGTCGCCAACTCTTCGTCGTGCCTTAGAGCAAGAAGAGAAGAAGGTGGCCCGCAAGCCTCGCTCCACTCGCAAGAAGAAGAAGGCCGACGACGATGCATGAGCGTATGAACCTTACATTATCGTATGATGATGTGTTATTGCAGCCGCAGTATTCAGATATCAGAAGTCGTTCTGAAATTGATATCTCGGCCGATTTAGGAAGCGGAATAGCGCTTGAGTTGCCAGTTATTGCCTCTCCGATGGATACTATCGCGGAGAATACGATGGCATCTGCCATGGCAACATGCGGCGGATTGGCGATCCTTCACCGGTATAATACTATTGAAAAGCAGGCTGAACTTGGAAACAAATTCCTTGCAGATAGATCTGTTCTTGAGGCTCCGCGTATTGGTGCGGCAATCGGTGTAGGCGGCGATTTTATGGAACGAGCGGCTGCACTATTCGAGGAGGGGATTCGACTTCTCTGCATCGACGTGGCTCACGGCCATCATCAGATGACAAAGAGCGCCCTTCGAGCACTCCGAAGCGTATATGATGACACCGTTCATATTATGGCCGGCAACGTTGCGACCCTAGAAGGGGTCAATGATCTCGCAGATTGGGGAGCAGACAGCGTCCGATGCAACATCGGCGGCGGCTCCATCTGTTCTACTCGCGTCCAGACCGGCCATGGCCTGCCGGGTCTTCAGACAATCTTTGAGTGTGCCAAGACAGATCGCGATGTAAAGATTATCGCAGACGGAGGTATCAAGAACTCAGGAGACATGGTGAAGGCCCTCGCCGCCGGCGCCGATGCAGTAATGATCGGTTCCATGCTTTCTGGCACAGACGAAACCCCCGGCACAATTTATAGGGACAGTGACGGTCTTCAATGGAAGTCATATCGAGGCATGGCCAGCAAGGAGGCCCAAATCGAATGGCGAGGAAAGTACTCGTCTTTCGAAGGTGTCGCGACCCGTGTTCCTTACCGCGGCCCCGTGAGCGCTGTTCTTGCGGACATTGAGCGAGGGATCCGTTCAGGACTCTCTTACTCCGGTGCTCGCGACATAGCAGAACTTCAAGTGAAGGCAAGGTTTGTGCGCCAGACTACATCGGGGCTGTCCGAGAGCCGGACCCACATTTTAACAAGGAGTTGGTAATGGACGCAGATTCAAAACTAGAGGTAGACTACGGTAAGCTAAATAAGCGAGTAGTGTTTACAGAGAATGAGCATCGACACGCTAAGTTTATCTTAAAACTTAAGCACGATGGCTTTAAACAGTCCCAGTTTTTCAGAACAGTGATCACCGCATATGTTGGCGATAACCCCTCCTTCCAGAGCTTTTTAGATGAAGTCACCCCCCAAGCAACCCGTCTTAAAAAGAAAACAAGGAAGATGCGCGATCGAGGCTCAGAACTTCTAAACGACATGGGCCTGAGCGAGAACGATGTCGAGAACATCTTCGATCTGATAGAGCAGGAGCACCCAGAGCTATGACACAAAATAACGATGGGCTCACAAAGTGCGCTCGACATTGCCAGAAGCATAGCATCATGTGTCCTATTAAAGATTGTGATATGTGGATTGACTATAAAGGAGACCATAATTGTACGTACATAGCTATATACAATAACGATCAGAACCCGATGACGCTAAGGCAGATCGCTGAGCGGCTTCACATCTCTTTCGCGCGAGTAAAGCAGATTGAGACAAAGGCGTTTTCTAAGTTAAAAAAGCACTTACTTGATATGGGCGTCGATTTTTAGGCTTATTTGAAATGGAAGCACTATTTATTTGTGAGTTGAGATTTTAAGGAGATACTATAATGGCTCGTAAGACTTTGTTAACAGAAAACGAACTTCGCCGCTTTATGACACTAGCTAACATGCGCCCCGTCGGGGATCGCAGGCTCCAGGAGATGGGAAAGTTTTCCGTCGAAGAGGAGATGGCAGGTGACGAAGAGGTCGAGGATCTAGAGGCCACCTTTGGTGGTGATGAGTTGCCGGGAGAGCCCGATGACGCTCTGGCGCTCGATGCCGAGGAGGCTCCCGAGGAGCTTCCCATGGATGATATGGCACTTGATGCCGATGCTGGCGCTGAGCCGGCCCTTGAGGAGAAGTTTACTGAGTTCATGACTCAGGTTGCTGCGGTAGCACAGGAAGTTCTCGGTATTGACGTCGCTGTTGAAGGCGACGAAGAGGCGGGTGAGTTGGATATGGCCCCCGAAGAGGATGAACTAGCTGTCGTAGACGACGTCGAAATGTCCGAGCCTACTGGCGAAGAGGGAGGTGAACTCGAAATGGACGCTGACGTCGAGGTAGAAGAAGAAGATCCCCCCGGTATGGGTGGGCTGCGCTACGAGGCTAATGCCAATGACGATGAGCTTGTTGCTGAGGTCGCCCGCCGTGTTGCGGCCCGCCTTCAGAAGGGAACACGTCAGGCAGAGGTTGTCGATCAGCTTGCTGAGCGCATCATGAAAAGATTAACAAAGTAGTTGACAAAGTAAAACGAGAGTGTTAATATATAACCACTGGCAATCGCCGGTGGTTATTTTTTTAGGGATACTATGCAAGCTTTAATGATGTTTCTGGTATTTGTGCTGGGATACCTCACATGCAGAGTCGCTCATTATTTGTTAGCCGGCCGCCAAGTTACTGCAATGTTGGGGATTGGACACCTCTACAGTCTATATCTTTTAACTCGCGCCCTAGAGTCCTATGAGCATTCACGCCAGCTTTTCCTAAAGGATCTTAAAAAGGGCGACATGTCTCAGGAAAACGTTTCCATTTATGAGCGCCATCTAGAAGAAGAAATCGAAAGATTTAAGACAAAGTCAATTCACTCATTGTTGGGGTCGCAACCTGAGATGTTTCATCATATGGCGCCCTATAAAGATTGGAAATCGGGAATGCTGTTTCTGGAGGAGAATAAGGGACTAATTACTACTGGCTATTTAAACCCGGAGGTCAGTGACGATGATTAAGAAGATTAAGAAGATTATCACAAGAGAAGATGATAATGCCCAGGCAGAAGCACAAGCAGAAGCCATAGCGGCGATGTTGTTGCAGCAGAAGAAGGAACCAGATCTAAGAGTTATTGGGCTTTTCGCTGAGGTTGAGGCTGAGAAGATCGCTGAAATCTGCCACGCGATGCTTTACTTGAATGAAGTAAACGCACTAGAGCCGATTGTTGAGCGCCGGCGCCCAATCATGTTTTACCTCTCCACGTATGGGGGGAATGCCGACGATATGTTCGCGCTATATGATCTTATGCGGGTCATTCGCACCGAAACCCCAATCCAGACGGTTGGTCTTGGAAAGGTCATGTCCGCTGGCGTGTTATTGCTCGCGGCCGGAAGCAAGGGTCATCGCTACGTTGGAAAGAATTGCCGCGTCATGATCCACGCTGTAATGGGCGGAAACGCAGGTAGTCTCCACACCATGATAAACGAAATGGGAGCAATGGAAAGATTGCAGGAATCATACAGTCGTTGCTTGGTTGAAGAGACAGATCTTACCAGCACCAAGCTGAAAGAGCTATTAGAAAGTAAAGTTAATACCTATTTAACAGCAGAAGAAGCGGTTGAATACGGAATCGCAGACCACATAATTTAAAAGGAACCCCCATGCCAGATCTACAGAAGATTTTAAACGAGGAATACGAGAAGAAGAACGAGGAGTGGCCACTGCTTACTCCCGAGTTCCTAATAAGGATGATCGAAGAAGTCATCGAGAGCCCACTTACAAAGCACAGGCCTTCAGCGTTGATTAATGAGCGCACAGCCCCAGAAGGTTCTCAGACACTCACCATCGATCTGATCCCTACTTTGCCGATTACGGAGATTGGGTGGGGCTCTCTGGCCACCCCAGAGAAGGGAGGCAAGGAAGTCCGTACT